TTATATCAAAATACATATCGTTGTTATTGAAGCAGAAGAAATAATAAATAAAAGGAGAGATGGAGATGCCAAAAGTTAGATCGACTATATTTAGCCAAACGGAATTGGATAAAGTTTTAGAATCAGGATTTAGTAATGAAGTACAATGGGCAAGGAGCGGAATAATTGATCCTTTTGGGCAGGAATTAAAATGAGGGTTTATTATGCCCACTGTTTATCTCTTTATGGAACTAAGCAAGAGCAGAGAGATGTTGAGACTCTTGAGGCATTAGGGTTCGAAGTATTGAACCCTAATGCCAGAATCCATAAGGATGCATATTCCAAATTCGGTATGCATTATTTTGAGAATTTGGTTTTGCGATGTGACGCGATAGCTTTCCGCGCATTGCCAGATGGTAGGATTCCTGCAGGCGTGTCAGAAGAAATTAAGGCTGGCTTGAAACTTATAATTGAACTTCCCAACAATATAACTGGTAGAAGCATTTCTGTGGATGAGACAAGAGAATATTTAAGGGATTGTGGATATAGATAAAAAGGATAAATGAAATGTTTGAACTTATTAAGCAGAAAAAAGAATTAAGGAAACTTGATCGAGAATTGAGAATAAAAGAGATTCAGGTCGATTCTCTTCAATATAGCCAGGCGATAAAGTTTTTATCGGAAGCAAGCAATATTGTGTCGGACACCGAATTGAAGGATTGGCAGATACTTTCAAGCGGAGGAAGACTGGACGAAGGCGGTCATCAGGATATGCAGGCTTCCGCATATAATCTTTACCATACCAATGTTCATGCCAGAGCCATAGTGAGAACTCTCGTGAAGTTTGTTCTTGGCATAGGTCCGAAGATAGAGCCTGCCGAGAAGAGCAACAAGAAGGTAAAAGAGGCATGGAAAAATTTCACGAAGATAAATAAATTTTCAAGAAGGGAGAAAGAGATAGCTACTCGTTTATTTAGAGATGGCGAAGTATTTTTGAGGCTTTTTAGGGATGAAGAAAATGGAGAGGTTACTATTCGCTTTATAAGACCCTTGCTCGTCGCCACGCCACAGAACAAGCAACTGCAGGGAATCACTTTTGGTATAAAGACAAATCCGGACGACATAGAGGAAGTAATTGAGTACTACAAATGTGATGCTTCCGGAAATTATAAGGAGACGATACCTGCTGATCAGATAATTCATTTGAAGATATTTGCAGACTCTGATGAGAAACGAGGAATATCGGTCTATAAGGTGTGTGCTAATAGGATCAAGCAGTATGATGGGTGGATAGAAGATCGCATTGCACTTAATAAGGTGCGTAGCGCTATTGCTCTTATCAGGAAGGTGAGTGGTTCGGCAGCTAACATAAGAACTTTAAGAGAGAAGAACAGAAGCGATGTGGTTTCCTCCGACCGCAACAAGCAGAAGACACCTTATAGAGGAACGGTAATTACGGCAAGTAAAGACATAGAGTATGAAATGCTTTCTCCCAATATTAACGCCACTGACGTGAAGGATGATGGCCGGGCGATACTTCTCTCTATTGCTGCGGGGATTGGTTTTCCGGAGATGATGTTCACGGCGGATTACTGCGCGGATTTGCAAACTGAAGTGTTAACGGATCACGGTTTTGTTGATTCTATTACAGCTTATAGAAATAGTTTTAAACTTGGAACAGTAAAACAGGATACAGGTGAATTAGAATATCAATGTCCGATGGATTGGATATTTTCTAATTACAATGGAGATATGTATTTATATGAAGGAAAAGGATTAAATTTTTGTGTTAGTAGAAATCATCATATGTGGTTACGGCCCGAAAATTCCCGCAAATTAATATCATACGAACAAGATAAAACTATAGATGGTTTTAGAAAATGTACTTTGAGTGATACTTCTGATGATGCATGGAGAACAAAAGAAGCGTCTATGAGAAATTTTATTGAACCAATAAATAATGATATTTTACAAAATAAAACTATTTTATTGAAGAAATATAATTATAATAGTCGCAATGATCAAAACACTAAAAATACTATTAGAGATAAAGATAGATATTTTAATATTGAAGAAATGGTTGAATTTGTGGGATGGTTTGTTACTGAGGGATCAGTAAATAATAAATCCGGACATATTAATATATGCCAAACATTTAAAAATAGAAATAATGTTGAAGAAATAGATAAGTTATTAAAGAAAATGCCAGTTGAATTCTCAGTTAAGGATTATGATAATTTAGGTCTTTCAAAGCATACTGCGAGATATTGGAGAACCTATGATATGGCATTGGCTGGTTGGGTTAGAGTTAATTGTGGAGTTGGGGCGAGAAATAAAAGATTGCCTAAATTTGTATGGGAATTACCAATTGATTTAAAACAAAAGTTATTAGATACATTAATAAAGGGTGACGGGCATGAGTATAAAATAAAAAATCATTTTCGATTTGATAGCTTTTCTAATATACTACTTAATGATGTTCAGAGATTAGCTTTTGAATTAGGGTATCATACAACATTAAGGAAGTTTGAGAATAATAAATCTGGCTATGTGTATATTAGTAAGGGACATAACCGTAAAATTAAGCGAGAAGACATTGAGAAATTTCGTTACTCTGGAATTATTTGGTGTGCAACTGTTCCTAATGGACTACTTGTAACAAGAAGAGAAGGTAGAATTCTTATTAGTGGAAATAGCAATGCTAATTATTCAAGTAGTTTGATAGCACAGAATCCTTTTGTTAGGGAGATTGAGGAGTGGCAGGATTTCTTTAAGGATTTTTATAAGGAGTTGTTTGTTATTGTAATGAAGACGGGAATAAAGTATGGAGAACTTCCCGAAAATATTGATACCGACTGCATAGTAGAGTTTTCGCCGCTCATCGCCGCTGATGTGGAGAAGATAGCGAAAGCTTATGAGATTCTTTTCAAGTATAAGATAGTTTCCAAGAAAACCTGGCGTTACAAGATGGGATTGGATGATGAGATTGAGAAGTATTATATAGATGAGGAAGATGCGGAGAATGTGAATCCGCCTACTGGGTTTAATCCTCAGCCAGGATTGCCACCTGCTGTTCCTGGAGTAAAATCTCCTTTCAATGTTCCCCTGTCGCCAAGGAATCAATATGGTGCCCAGATGGAAGAAATGGTCGAGGCGTTAAAAGAAAGGGATTGGGACAGAATAATAGAACTTGCTGATGAGATAGAAAAAGTCGAAGAAGTAAATGCCTAACAATTCCGCACAAGAATTCAGAAATTTCCTTTTCAAGAGAAGCCAGTATCTTTATAGGCTGGAGAACGGCGCTATACAGGATATGGTGGCTCCCTACAAGAGAGCGAGAAAAGAAATATCAGACAGGCTCACTAAACTGGGAGATTACAGAACCGGTTTTACCCTTGACTTCAGGATACAACGCCTTGAGAGTCAGCTTGGGGAGATAAACGGGCTCTTGAGAAGCGCCGCACTCGACTCTGCTGGACAATTGGAAAGCACCATCACTTCTTTTGTTGCCTCCGATGCTGATGCTTATGCTGCCATGCTATCGAAGCAGTTCGGGAAGATAGGCATAGACATCGTTTCTCTTCCCTATGCACAGATTGACAGGATAGCTAATAGTCCTCTGCTTGGAGAAGTGGTATATGATAAATTAGAATGGATGAATGAGGAAGCAAGAAGAAAGATGCGCAACGAGCTGACTCAGTCGATCATTCAGGGTGAGGATATGCAGAAGGCCACTGCCCGGCTAACTAACGTAAAGGGAACCGGATTGACCGATATGCTGATAAGGAGAAGGGCGGAAATAATAGCACGGTCTGAGATTCAATACGTGAGCAATCAGGTGGCGAGAAGCATTTACAATGAGAATCAGGATGTGTTGGAGGGAGTGCAGTTCAGCAGTTCGCTTGATAATAAGACTTGCCTGAGTTGCGCTTCTCTGGACGGACAAGTTTATTATTATAAAAATGGAGAAGATCATAACGGGCCATTTATTCCCATTCATCCTTTGTGTTTTATAGATCATCAAATTCCTATTTATACTTCTAAGGGAATAAAACATATTAGAGATATAAAAAGGGGCGATAGAGTTCTTACTCATAAAGGACATTTTAAAAAAGTAACAGAAATAATTAGGTATAAACAAAAAGCTCCTGAAGTTGTGACTATTTGGGTAGAATATCCAAAGGCTAATGGCAAAGGATTTGAATCTCATAAAAAGAAGTTAACAGTTACAAAAGAACACCCTTTATTTATTAATGGTAGATGGATAAAAGCCGAAAAGATAAAAAAGGGCGATTTAATAAAACATCTTGCGGCAAGATGTAAGAGATGTAAAAAATTAATTCCATTTGATAAGATTTATTGTTCAAGAAGTTGTATTAGTAAAGATATTACGGAAAGACAATGGAACAATCCTGAGCATAGAAAAAATGTCTCTAAGAAGAATAGTGAGGCGAATTTAAGACAGTATGCTTCTGGTGAAAGAGATTCTTATGCAACTACTTTAAATGCAAGAAAGGCAAGTTCAAAAGTATTTAAGAAAGGGATGCATCCCTTTCAGACAAATCCTATGTTTGGAAAAGATAATCCTTCTAAAAGAAAAGAAGTGAGAAAGTTAATATCTGAAAGTAAACTTGGTGATAAGAATCCTATGAGGATGTACCCTGAGATTGCAAAAGCCAATGGCAAAAGGATGGTAGAGTTTTATAAGGAACATCCTGAGAAACATCCTAATAGAATAATGGCTTTAAAGGGACATGAAACAGGTATAGAAAGAAAATTTAAAGAAGAACTCGAAAAAAGAAATTTAAAATTCAAGAAACAATATCATATTAATCGTTACTTTGTTGATTTTGCATTTCCTGATAATAATATTGCAATAGAAGTAGATGGTAATTATTGGCATAATAAAATTGGAAGCAAAAGAAGAGATATAAAAAGACAAAAAGAAATAATAGAACTTGGTTGGACTGTTTTAAGATATAAAGAGAATGAGATAAATGAAAATGTTGAAAAATGTGTGGATGAAGTTTGTAGAGTTATAAATAATCATAATGGCAATTATGAATTTTTAAATTTAAAAATAGTGAAAGTTAAAAAGTGGATATATAAGAAAGAGAATGGAAGAGGAAAACTTTCGCCAAAAGATATAATTAAAATAAGAAAATTATATAATAATGGTGAAAAGACACAAAAGGAATTATGCAAAATTTACAATTTATCTTCTGGTTCAATGAGTAAGATAGTTAATAGAAAATCATATATTGATGGAACTAAAAATACAAATATAACTCTTTATAATTTTTCTGTAGAAGATGATGAGTCATATATTGCTAATGGAATGGTTTCTCATAATTGCCGTTGCACATATGTGCCTCTGACGAAAAGCTGGAAGCAGTTGGAAAAGGAAGAAAGGGTGAAGCCGGGAGTGTCAGAGCTAACCAAGGGTGCTTTTACTGGCGACGCCCTTGATGTGATGACTTACGATCAGTGGCTGAAGACCCTTTCTGCTGAGGAGCAGATTGATATCCTTGGGCCTGCCCGCTACAAGCTGTGGGATGAGGGCAAGGTTGTTATTTCGGATATGGCGAAGGATGGCAAGGTTTATACTATCAAGCAGCTTGAGAACAAGACAGAGAAGTTAGTTGGAAAACTGAAGGCGGAAGTGAGAGCCTCCGATTTGCTTCCGGCAGAAGTCAGGGCGAAGATGACTAAGCGCCAGTTGACTGCCATTGACTCCTATGTGCCTTCTGATCTGAGAAGCAGGACAATAGCGGAACTGACCGAGAGGGACTTGGCCGCCAAACTGGGCGCAGAGCATATTATAGGCAAGCGGCCGTTTGATGTGTTTCTTGACAATGAGTTCATAGAAGTGAAGACTTTTATACGGGGAAGAGGAGAAGTGAGAATTCATCCCTCTTCAATGTTAAAGAAAGAGAAGTTCGTCGATACTTATAAGGTAAGAAGCCATTTGGTGGTTGTGGACAAGAGACCGGACTCTGAGACTTATGGGAAGATGTTCTACAGAAGAAAGCTCGGTAACTTCAATCTGTCTAACATGACTGAGGTGAAGGATTATGACCAACTTAAATCTTTATTAAAACAAGGGGCAAGAAAAGAGCCTATTGCTTTTGATATTCCCGTTGTAAAGTTGCCCATGTTCAAGAAGGCTGAGGATGCCGCCAAATGGCTCTCTGATACTTATAAGATTAAGGAAGTGGACTTTGCTGGTGTCGATTTGAAGGTCGCTAAGAAGGTGACTGGGAGTCTTTCGGAAGGCATGGAGACTTTGGGCATAAAGCCGAAGGGAATAAAGTTCCTTGATGACTTCGGGGTCTTTAATGCAGGTAAGATAAACAAGACGATTGCGGAGGTTGGTAATGACGGGATAATTTATTTCAACAAGTCTTATTTCAAAAATCTGAACTATCTCGAAGATATGTCGAAGTTTCACTTTAAGACTGGACATTTTATTACTGATGATCCAATGCACATTGTTCGACATGAGATGGGGCACCTGAAGTATTTCAAGATAGGCGGTACTGATGTGACCGCCGAAAGGAAGATTTCTGCTAAATTGCTGAAGGACATCGGAGAGAGTAATATCCCGCGTTATGTCAGCAAGTACGGACTGAAGAACGAAGGCGAGTTTTATGCGGAGATGATGGCTTGGAGGCTGAACGGCGAGAAGCTCCATCCTCTCATTGAGAAGTACATGAAGGACATCGAGAAGAATCTGAAGAGGGGAATAAAGAGCAAGAGTATTAATGGCAGCAAGATTTTGAAAAGGAAAAAGTAAATTATGACGCTTTCTATTTTGCAGTGTTTCGAGTGCAAGTATTCGCCTACTCTGAAAAGAGTATTCAAGAACAAGAAGGACATTTATGTTTGCAACCAGTACGAGGAAGGAATTCCAGAGCAGGTAGAGATGGGAACCGGAGTCTGTCCTAAATTCGAGGAGAAAAAATAAGATGTATTCTATTTATGATGTCAATGGCCATAGGGGAGAGTTAGCTTCCTCCTCTACCGTATCCATTATATATGGTATTGCGAAGAAGCTCGAACTGGACAACCTGAAGGCGTTTCTTGATAACGGATATTCCATCGACATCGATGGGGTGCTTTCTGACCTGAACGAAATTGAGTTTGAGCGGATAACGGAAATAGAGGACGTCGTTAATGATTTTATAAGTTATGTTACTGGCAGCAAGGAAGTTTTGATAATTTCTGATAGTGTGGAATAAAGTTTGTGAAAATATTAAAAGAGAAACATATTTATTTATATATAATATTGAAAGAGGAGAAATAGAAAATGCCTGTTATGTCATGTAGTGAGAATGGGAGTCCGGGCTGGAAATATGGCGCTTCTGGAAAATGTTATACTTATACTGCTGGGAATGAGAAGGCTTCCGGTAAGGCAAAGCAAAAGGCGTATTTGCAGGGAGCCATTATAACTGGCGGAAAAATGACAGAGGATGAAATAAAAGAAATGGAAGAACTTGAAATATTGGAAGCGGTAAGTGATGCTCCTTGGAGCAGTGTCGATAAAAGTAAACTTCCTAAGTCAGCTT